AGAGATCGGGATTTTTGAGCCGGTTCTGACCATGATAAACGAATTTAATGAGGCGATCAGTGAAAAGGCAAACGATGTGGCGTATTTTTCTGATGCCTATTTGAAGATTTTAGGAGCAAAGGTCGAGAGTAATGATCTTGATCAGATTCGGCAAAACAGAATCATCAATTTTTCAGGGATGTACGATCAGAATCTGGATGTTGACTTTTTGCAAAAACCAGACGGGGATGCTTCCCAGGAACACCTGCTTGACCGTCTTCAGACACTCATCTTCCAGATCAGCATGGTGGCCAATATCTCCGACGAGAATTTTGGATCATCTTCCGGGATTGCGCTGAAATATAAGCTTCAAGCAATGAGCAACCTTGCGCTGACCAAGCAGCGGAAATTTACGTCTGGAATGAATAGGCGGTATAAGCTGATATTCAGCAACCCGGTATCAGGTATGAAGGCGGATGACTGGGTGAAGCTGAATTATACGTTCACGCAGAATATGCCGGCGAACCTTCTTGAAGAGTCCCAGATCGCCGGAAATCTCGCCGGGATCGTCAGCAAACAGACGCAGCTTTCCGTTCTGTCCTGCGTGGATAATGTACAGCAGGAGATGGATCAGATCAAGCAGGATGAAGAAGACAGCATCTATGACGGATTCCCGACGGCGCGGACAGTGGAGGTAGAAGATGTCGTACTGGGCGAAGAGGCAGAAGCAGCTGAAGGAATCAGCTGAGAAAGAAGAGGCCAGGATCAAAAAAAGGCTTTCTTCTTTTTACGATGAAGAGTTGAAGCGCCTGGAAAAAGAGATTGCGGCATATTATCAGGACTATGGCGAGGATAATGTGATCGCTTACCGGAATCTGCTTCAAAGCCTCTCAAATGAGGATCGGGCGCTTTTGATGAAGCAAATGGACGAGTTTGCAGAAAAGTATCCCCAATATGCTGACCTTATGCCGATAAGGGAATCAGTCTACAAGCTGGATCGGCTCCAAGGCCTTCAATATTCCGTATCTATGTCTGAAGCCAATATTGCCGGGTATACGGCAGAACAAATCCAGGTTTACGAAACGAGCCTCGCTCATAAAGGCCTGAATTACGCAATGGAGACGCTGGGTTTTGGGAAGAATTTTTATGCGATTAATTCCGATATTGTAAAAGCCTTTGTGAATGTACCCTGGTGCAACGGTGAAAATTTTTCTACCCGGATTTGGAACGACACTCAGAAGCTGGCACAGTATCTCAATCAGGATCTGGCTCAGGGATTTGCCCGAGGCGACAGCTATGACAGGCTGGTCAGGCAGATCCGTCAACGCTTCAGCCGGGTAAACCGGCGGGACGCGTATCGGCTGGTTTACACAGAAGGCACTTATGTAATGGCGGAAAGCTCCATGCAGCCGTTTACGGAGGATTTCTCCCAATACCGGATATCCACCGTGGAGGACGGCCGTGTCTGCCAGATATGCCGGGCGATGTCGGAAAAGGTTTTTGAAATTCCTGAGCGGCAGCCTGGCACCAATTTCCCGCCGTTTCATCCCTGGTGCGTAATACCAGATACAAAAATTATCGCCCCAGATATAGAGGCGATAACGAAGAGTTGGTATTCAGGTGATGTAATTAAGATTACTACTGCCAATGGCGGACGGCTTACCGTCAGCCCCAATCATATAGTGCTTACATCGCGCGGATGGGTCAGAGCGAAGCATCTTATCAAGGGAGATAAGGTAGTCCACTATTGCGGATGGAGAAAATCTTTGTCCGAATCCGATCCAGCACATGACAATAGTGTACCCACGGTTGAAGAGCTCTTTGCTTCTTTCGTTGAATCTGGAACGGTGTCTCCCGTGAGCGTGCCAGCCACCTCCGAAGACTTCAAAGGCGATGTTGTCGTAAATAGCAAAATCGATATTATAAATATCGACAGCGAGTTGAGGAATAAACTTAATGCCTCTTTTGACAAGTTCATCGGAGATATCCCTTTCGTAGGGGCTTCCATATCCAGTAAAGTTAAGTTGTCTGCTCATAGCTGTCTTGAGCTTTTGCTTGCGGGGGCGGGGCTTGCCGCGGACGGCATTATGAGCGGCCTGAACGTTTCGAAGGTTCTCCTCAGTGGTTCTTTTACTCATCATGAGTTGATTGGCTTCCGTAATCCCTCGGATTACGATGCCAGAATTTTTAAGTCTACGCGTGATAGTGGGACGGGAAACGCTAAAGATATTGGCGAGTTCATTGACGCTTTTCCCGGCATTGTAGAGTTCGATGATCTCATCAATGTCGAGCGTGATTCTTTCATTGGACATGTGTATGATGCCTCCTCTCTATCTACATTATACATTGCCAATGGAATTATCACAAGTAACTGCCGCTGCACTTTTGATATCGTGGTGGACGATTGGGATCAATGGATGGATGACTATGTGGAAAGGCATTCCGGTGGACAAGGTCAGGCGAAAAAGATTGCAGATCGATTGAATAAAAAAGACAATAGTGTTATAATGAAATTGCCGAGATATCCAGAGGCAGTTATTCCAATAGAGAAATTGACGCAATATGCTTTAAATCCAGAAAAGGACCCTAATAAGGCTGAAGCGTTTCAACTGGCATTAGGATATACAAAGGAAAATGTAAATGAGCTGATTCAGCAAATATATGATAGATTGCCAGATTATCCGGCAAAAGAAAAGCCAGATAATGGATGGGGTAAGCGTTATGAGGTAAAAATGGATCTGGCTGGGCCCAATGGAAAGACTGCAAAGGTAATCACTGCCTGGATTGACGATAAGAATACAGGTGAGATGAGATTGACGTCTGTTTATGTAGACAAGGGGTGATGCTGTGAAATTAGATATGTTTGATAAAGTCCTTCTGAAAACCGGAGAGACAGCATTTATTGTTGAGATTTTCGATGATGGAGCAGCTTATGAGATGGACATTAACAAAAAGGATGGGAAGATTGTAACGGATACAGTTTGGGCGGATCAAATTGAAAAGAAATTGTAAGAACCACCAGTCAGAAATGGCCGGTGGTTTTCTTATGCTCATTTTTAGGAGGAAATATGATGAATATTCCAAAGGCTGTTAAAATTCTATACAAAACATATGAAGTGGAACAGAAGGAGAACCTACATGATGGACAGGATGATCTCTATGGCCAGATTCATTACTTGCCGGAGAAGATAATCCTGAACTCAGAAAGTTCCGAGAATCAAAAAAGAGCAACGCTGATCCATGAGTGCATTCATGGTATGGATGACATGTTTCGGATAGAACTGAAGGAAGAACAGGTCGAGAAGCTTGGAAATGCGCTGTATATGCTGATAACTGACAACCCACAGATGTTTGGTGGTGTGGAATCATGAGAAAGCTGTTATTTTTCTACGCCTCATGGTGTGGCCCGTGCAAGGTCTATGACCGGGAGATCATAACTTCGATGGAGGATCTGATCAGTGCTGATAGGATCGAGCGCATAGACGCATGGAAAGAGCCGCACAGGGCAGAGAAGTATCATGTGAAAAGGCTACCTACAATCGTTCTTCTGGACGGCGACACTATTTGTATGAATCGAACAGGAGCGATCGATATAAAAAAAGTGGCGGAATGGCTGAAGGGAGGGAGTATTGATGGCAACGTCATCAATTAACACACTGATTATTTGTCTCACAGTAATCGTTTTGGTGGTGATCTTGAAGAGGAAAAGTGAGAGGAGGTGATCCTGATGTCTCCCACGGCAGGGAAAGCCGAACTATAAAGGGGTGATGCTATTTGATTGTAGTAGACGTCCGGAAGGACGGGATTACGGTTTCCGGCCATGCAGGATATGCAGAGGCCGGGAAAGATATTGTCTGTGCCGGCGTGACAGCGCTGGTGCAGGGGCTGGTCAGATCCGTGGAGAGTCTGACCAGTGATCAAATTCAATACGATATCACGCCCGGGAGGGCTGATATATATTTTAAGGATCTGTCAGAGGCAGGAAAGCTTTTGGTGGATTCTTTTTTCTTGGGAATCTGTTTGATTGCAGATGAATTCCCAGAGCATATCAATCTTATATAGCAACGGCACGGGCGCACGGGCAGCGAACGTGACGGGGCGGAAAGGATAGAAGATGAAAAAGAAGTATTTTTTGCAGATGTTCGCAGATGGAGAAGGGTCTGGAACCGCCGGAGAGCCGGTAGGAGATGGAGCCGGAGCCGCCGCGACCGGAGAAGGAACAAAGAACAATGAACCGATGTCTTTTGACGATTTCTTGGCGAATGGCGGGCAGGCGGAATTTGACCGCCGCATGCAGAAGGCAATCCAGACAGCTGTTTCTAACGCCCAGAAGAAGTGGCAGACATTGACTGATGATAAGGTCAGCGAGGCGGAAAAGCTGTCTCAGATGACTGCCGAGCAGAAAGAAAAATATCGCGCTGACAAGGCAGAGAAAGAACTTGCTGATCTCAGGCGCCAGATCGCCTTGGACGATATGGCCAAGACGGCCCGGAAGATGTTGTCTGATGAGCAGATCAGACTCCCGGATGAGATTATCATGAATCTGGTCTCTGACGGTGCGGGAAAGACCAAAGAGGCTGTTGAAGGTTTTGCAAAGGCATTCAAGGAAGCTGTGAATGCAGCTGTGAAGGATGCTCTTCGTGGTGAGCCGCCGAAAGCCGGTACAGGCGCAAAATCTATCACAAGGGCTGATATCATGAACGTCAAAAACCGAGCCGAAAGACAACGGCTTATCAATGAGAACATGGATTTATTTCAAAAATGAATGGAGGAAATGAACATGAAAAATCTTAAATTGCAGCTGTTCGCTGCACCTACCAACACCACAGTTGCGGCAGACCTTGAGCCTGCAATTTCTGTGGATTTCGTATCCAGAATCACTCAGAACATTGCAGAGCTTCAGGAAGTGATCGGCGTGTCTGAGCTGATTCCAATGGCGGCAGGCACCGATATCAAGATCTATAAGATGTCCAAGAAGAACACGCCCTCTCAGGTCGGTGAGGGGGAGACTATTCCTCTGACAGAGATCGAACGGAAGCTTGTGAAGACGATCCCCCTTGATCTCAATAAATACCGGAAAAACACTACGGCTGAGGCGATCCAGAAGGTGGGCCGCAATCTGGCTGTAAACCAGACTGATGAAAAGATGATCTCGGAGATCCAGAAAGACATTAAGAAGGCTTTCTATACTGCATTGGCTACAGGAACCGGCACGGCCACCGGCACTACGCTTCAGGTGACGCTTGCAAATCTCTGGGCCAAGCTTCAGGGGTACTATGAAGATATGGATGTGACGCCTATTTATTTCCTGAACCCTCAGGATGTGGCGGATTACCTGGGCACTGCTCAGATCACCATGCAGACAGCTTTCGGATTTACTTACATTGAAAATTTCCTCGGACTGGGAACTGCGATCATCACGCCGCAGGTGACTGCAAAAACGGTCTATGCTACTGCGAAAGAAAACCTTAACGGTGCCTATGCGCCTGTATCCGGAGACGTAGGCCAGACATTCGGTCTTACTTCCGATGCAACCGGCCTCATTGGCATGACCCATCAGATGAAATCTGACAATGCCACCATTGACACTCTTATCATGTCCAACGTGGTGTTTTACCCCGAATTCGCTGATGGAGTTTTTAAAGGTACGATCCAGGGGGAATCCTGACCCCACTTGAGAGCGTGACAATAAGCGGCACAGCTCAGGTGGGGCAGTCTCTTAGTGCCATTCTTGCGCCGTCCGGCGCTGAGGCATCCTATAAGTGGCAGCGAGCGGATGAGGCCGACGGAAGCTACAGCGATATTTCAGATGCAGTTGCAGCGACGTATCAGCTTGCAGCGGAAGATCAGGGGAAATTTATCAAGGTGGAAGCAACCGGTACCGGAAAATACAGCGGCACAGTGACTTCTCAGGCTACGGCGGCCGTTACGGCGGCTGAATAAGGGGGTGGAGCTCTTGGATGAATTCTTGTCGCGGATGAAGATCAGGCTTCCGGACACGAAGCTTTCAGATGATCAGCTGACGGAGCTCCTTCAGACTGTCAATGATCGGCTTTGTTTGAGGCTGGGAGTGGAGACGCTCCCGGCCCTTTTCGGGTCGATATGCGTTGATGCCACCGTGAAAATGGTCCGCAGAATCTACTATGAGGGGATTTCCTCGGAAGGAACTGCGAACATCACGACTTCTTTTGTGGATGATGTCCTGGCTGAATATGCGGGAGAGATCAGCGACTGGAAGGACGCTCAGGCTGCTGATGGAAACAACAAAAAGGTGGTGCGGTTCTTATGATCTGGAAGCCTTGTCAGCTGCAGGCTCAAACGGGGAAAACGGAGGATGAGCTTGGAAATCTGGTAGGTGGCTCCTGGGAGACGGTTCTGGAAACTTTTTGCCGCGCAACGCCGTGGGCCGCAGAAGATGTCTCTTTGGAAGGCCGCGATGTTACTAGGAATGAACAGCGTTTTATTATCCCGGTCCGCCGGGAGGATTTTCCAGACTGTACCCATGCCGTAATTGATGGAATACGGCAGGAGATCACCCAGAAGATCGATCTGGGACCGCGGTGGACAGTGATTCAGGTGAAGGTTTTTAAGGAGCCGTATTATGGCCGCATTTAAGATCAATTTGGCAGGAATAGATGAGCTGGAAGCAGAATTGCAGCGATTATCGGATGTAAGCCTCGAAGCAGTGCAGGCTAAGCAGGTGACACAGATGCTTAATCGTGCAAGGAACAGAGGTGGAGCTCATGGAACTCCCGTAGATACTGGAGAGCTTAGGGCTTCATCGGAAGCAGATCCGGCAGAAAAAGAGATGGGATATACGGCGGAATATGCACCCCACGTAGAATATGGGCATCGAACAGTAAATGGCGGCTATGTAGAAGGACAGAGATTTTTACAAGCGAATGTGGATCGTCAAAGGGAGATCTACAAAACAGATCTTCGCCGTGCAATCCGGGGAAGAAGAAATGGAGGAGATTGATCGTGGCTTATCAAAAATTATCACCAATTACGCTGATTAAGGCCATTCAGAAGCAGGTAGAGGCTGAAACGGGGCTTCGCTGTTACGATCACGTGCCATTCAATGAAAAAAGCCCGTTTTATTATGCTGAGCTTACCAGAACCCTCCCGGCGAACACTAAAACAATGTACCGCGACAATTACACTGTGACAATCCATTGCATTGCTGAGAAAAGTCCGTCTTCTGTGGGAGTGTATGATCTGATTGAAAAGCTGGAATCGGCTCTCAGTGAGGATATTGTCTTGCCAGACCCATTTGAGATGGTGCTGCAGACAGACAATGGTGTATCCACAATAAAAGAGGATGAGAGCGGAGAAAAGCACGCTGTGGCAAGCTTCAGCTTTATGGTCTGCTATGGGTTTATCTGCAAAATCTGAAAGGAGAAGAAATGAAACAGAAAAATTTTAAGGCATTACAACTTTTTGCCTTTGATGGCAACAACTACTGCGATTTTACAAGCAGCGTGGCAAAGGCAATCGCAGGGAAGGATATCCTGCTTTGCCTGTGGAGCCTGGACGGATCGGAGCTTTTGGCGATCAGCGGCCAGCAGGGGTTAACGATCAACCGGTCCGCGGATCAGATCGAGATTACCAGTAAGGACACCGCTGGCGGATATAAGGCATATCTGGCTGGAATGAAGGAGTGGTCTATCGATAATAACGGCCTATTTGTCCCCACAGATGAAAGCCATAGAATCCTGTCTCAGGCTTTTGAGAACGGCGATCCTGTCTGCGTCAAAGTGGTGGATGGGAAGCGTAAAGTTGGGATGTTCGGTGGCCTTGCCGTTGTGACAGATTATCCGATCGAAGCGCCGCATGATGATGCTGTAACCTATTCCTTGACGCTTTCTGGGATGGGGCGGCTGGTTGATCTTCAGGTTGATCCGGTCAGTCCGGACACAATGCCGGAAGGATCTGCGGCGCTGGAAGGACTGACTGTAGTATCTGTGGCAGGTGCAGCTTCCGGGGAATCTGATATTTATGTAAATCCCACTTTGGCCGCCGGGAACAAGTATTTTTACAAAACTGGTGCGGCGCCGCTGGCTTATCCCGGCTACGGAGAAGTCATTTCACAGACTGCATGGGATGGATCATCCGCTATCAGCGGTTTAACAGCAGGGAATGAGATCATGATCATCGAAACCGATTCGGCCGGAAAAGCGCTGAAGGCGGGAGTTGCTATGGTCACGGTCAATGCAGAGTAGGAGGTAAAAATGTTTGTTATTGATAAAAAGAATTATGAGTTGAAGTACAACATGAAAAGGGTAGAGCTGATCGAGAATGCCGTAGGAATGCCTACTATGGCTGATATTGCGGCGCATAGGGGTATGCTTAGCCTTTCTACTCTTAAAGCCTACATTGCTTATGGCCTTAAGGAAGAGGGAAGCGATGTATTCGTGAAGCCCAAAGAAGGACTTGAAATGGCAGAAAAATTGATTGAATCGATGGGATATCAGCCAGTGGACGCAGAGGTCATTGAAGCCCTTCAGAGGGATTGTCCTTTTTTCTTCCAGGGCGCCTAGTTGATTTCCAGTATCATTCATCAGGCGATCAGGATTCAGATTATGACCGATTGGCGGAGCCGTATCGAAAAGATATCGACTTTGCCTTTTTTGCGGTCTATTTTGGCTATAGCAAAAGCGACTATGAAGAACTGACGCCCAGGGAAGCAGCTTTTATCCGCAAGGCCTGGGAAGATAAGCGCGTGTCAGAGTCGACACTGATCCGAAACGCGGTTCTCAATGCTGTTTCTAACGCTTTGAGGAAAAAGAACGCCCGATTCCGCGAATTATGGAAAAAGGCGGGAATCCCAGTTGATAAAGAGAAGGCTCAGGATAATTTGAAAACAGTGTATGAGATTGAGGAAAAAGAAGGAAAAGGCTGGATTGAGAAGATCTATGCGGCAAATGGCCTAAAACTGCGAAAGGAGGGGGCAGGATATGCCTGATTATACTTTATCGGCAAAAATAACCGGAGATTCATCAGGCTATAAAAAGGCCATTGACGATGCTGAAAAGTCTACCAAAAGTTTCGAGAAACGGTTAGAGGACATCGCAAACAAAGCGAAAAGCATTGGAGATAAAATCAGCGGGATCGGCACAAAGCTGACAGTAGGAGTGACGACGCCGATCACGCTGGCTGGAAAAAGCATGGTGACGGCCGCTTCAGATTTCAATGAGAATCTGAATAAAATTGGCGTCGCGTTTGGTAATAGTGCGGAGGTTGTAAAGGAATGGGCTGACACGGCAACGGAATCTTTCGGCCTATCAAAAAACCAGGCGCTTGAAGCAACGGCGCTTTTTGGGGATATGGCGACCTCTATGGGTCTGTCTCAGGGCGAGGCCGCATCGATGTCAACATCGCTGACGGGTCTTGCCGGAGATCTTGCATCATTTAAAAATATCGGAATTGATCAAGCCATGACCGCTCTGAACGGTGTATTTACCGGTGAGACGGAATCTCTTAAGCAGCTTGGTATCGTGATGACGGAAACCAACCTGCAAGAATTTGCGAATGGCTTGGGTCTGGCTTACGATGAAATGTCCCAGGCGGAAAAAGTACAGCTTCGTTACAATTATGTGATGGAAATGTCAAAAAACGCTATCGGTGACTATGCCAGGACTTCAGATGGTACGGCAAACAGCATGAGAACCTTTCAGGCCTCTGTGGATAATTTGTCTGCGTCCGTTGGGCAGAATCTTCTTCCCGTTATAACTCCTGCAATTCAAAAGGCCACAGATCTGGTCAATGAATTTTCCGCCATGGATCCTCAGATGCAAAAAACTGCCCTCAAGATCGCTGGCATCGCGGCGGCTGCAGGGCCAGCGCTGATTGTGTTGGGGAAATTGACAAGTGGAATAGGTTCTATAACAACAGGCTTTAAGATGTTCCTATCACCAAGCAATAAAATCATAGCGATTCTAGCGGCACTCGCCGCAGGGTTTGCGTTTCTTATGACTACGAATGATGATTTTCGTTCCAGTATATCGGAGAGCTTAGCTATAATTGGCGATGCTGCAGCAACTATTTTACCTCAACTATTAGATCTATTAGAAAGTATAGGCGGCTTTTTAGCAGATACAATCGCAGGAGTTTTAGAAGGCGCTGCTCCATTTATAGCAGGGATATTTAACACTGTGGCCCAATTTGTCGAGTTTGTAGCTAATAATTTTGACGTAATTGGTCCGCTTATTGCAGGAATCGGGGCGGCTTTTCTAACCTGGAATGTAATCAGTATGGTTACATCATTGATTCAGACTCTTTCTCAATTACCAACTTTATT